TGCCTCAATCTCTCTCAACAAATCACCTTCACGAGCAGTAAACGCTGCGCCGAATGTTGGCTTTAACTGCTGTAGAACTTGCTTTCTTAGGTTGTATGCCAATTCACCTTCATCAGCACTTTCTCCACCCAAAGCCCTTCTAAGTCGCAAGCCAAGACCTGCTACGCCGCCAGTTGCAATCCTATCCAACAAGACAAGAGAAGACTTAATAGCAGGAATAGACTGAGCAGCAGAACGACCACTATCAATAACTTCTTGGCCTCTTTGCACATTGCCTCTCGCTGTTTCGGTTGCTGCTGCAACAGCGCCTGCTTCTGCTGGGCCTGAAGCAATGGCTTCCTCAATAACTTGTTGCTTTTCTGTAGGGTCAGTAATCTCCCCTCTGATCGGATCAAGTACACGAGTCCTACCAGCGCCTAAGTATTGAACAGCTACACCATTCTTGTACTTGGTGATACCAGAACTACCTTCCATTGAGCCGCCACCACCAGAACGCATGAACTCTTGATACTCTGGTGTTCCTTCCACAAGACCTGCTTGCTGCGCCCTAAACTTCAATGCTTGCACAGTAGAAGGCTCATCAGCAGCTTTAGGTAAAATCCCATAAGCCTTACCAACAGCGACTTCATTACCAAGCATTGACTTGAGCTGATTTAAAGACTGCGTATCACCACCCTTAGCAGCCATAACCATTGCCAGCTTTTGCTGTGTATGGCTTGTATCTACATTAGGTATCTTGCTTAAAATATTCATACGATCTTTAAATATATTCTCAACGCTAGTTAAGTCGCCAGCATTTAAGAACTGATTGGCAGTCGCAGAATCAAGAAACATAGTAGCCTTGCGCTTCTCTGCAAGCTCTTCATCTTGCAGCATACGCTTACGATCAATCTCTTGCTGTTGCATTTGCTGCTGCTGAAACTGCGGAGCTTGCCCTTTAAAAGCTGCGCCTATGCCGCCTAGTGCAGTTGCTAAATCTAAAGCCATGATAAGACCCTATGCTAATTTGGTTACTGGCATACCAACCGTGGTAGGCGCAGGAGTTAAATTCGTTGGATAGTAAGAAGCAGGGTTGGCAAACATCGTGTTAAACCCAGCACTCATGCCTTGAGGCTGTTGGTTAGTCATCTGCCCACCTAGATATGCTCCTAACGAAGCGCCTCCAAATATATCTCCTGCTTGCTGTCCATAATCAGGAGAGACGATAGGCGTATTAGGCACACCAGCTAATTGACCACCAATGCCAGTTTGCAGGTTAGCCGTTGCAGTCCCGTAGGCTTGTTGTGCTTGCGCCTCTGTCATTGCTCCGCTTTGAACCTGCTGCATGATTGCGTTTCGCTGCGCATCTATCATAGACGCAACATCACGGCCTTGACCGGAGTAGACATTACCTAGTTGGCCTGCTGTCTGACCGTACTGCTGTGCGAGTAACTCACCAGCGCGTGTTCTTCCTTGCGCTAAATTCACGCCAAGATTACCAATCTGACTAACCGCAGGAAGACCTGTAGAGAGATTGTATTGCGCCAGTTGATTGCCTAGATTGGTTTGAGTTTGTAGCTGTTGCCCACCCAAACCTGTAGCGATATTAGCCATAGTGCCAGCAGCGTTTTGGCCTTGACCTGATAATGCGCCAAGGTTTGATATTTGCTGCTGTAGACCTTGCGAAGCCAAGCCCTGACCAAATCTCTGTAATTCTTTCTGGACATTGCCACCACCTAAACCGCCAGTAGCTGCTGCACCAGAGAGATTAGCCCTCATGCCCTGTTCGCGCAGGAACGCCATCTGTGGAGATTCTTGGTATGCTTGGTTGAATGCGTCCTGTCCTAAAGCGCCTGATAGGGCTAGTTGCTGCTGTAGAGCCGCTTCGCCTGCTTGCTGGTATGGCTGCATGAAACCAGATGCTTGTTCAGCGCCAGCCTCAGCCTGTTGTAGACCTAAAGCATACTGATCCGCTAAGTCTGCACGACCCATTCTGTTAAGCTGGTCTAGTATTTCTATAGCGCCAGTTGCACCACCTTTCAGAGCCATCTCAGCGCCACGAAGACCTGTAGGTATTTCGCTGCCAGTTGCGTACTGCGTAGTAGCCATTGCTGGTAACTGAGCAGCAGGCGTTACAGGCGCTGGTGTAGGTGTAGGTGTAGGTGTAGGTGTAGGCGTAGGTGTAGGTGTAGGCGTAGGTGTAGGCGTTGGAGTAACAACAGGAGGTTCTTCAACCTGTGTAATAGGCAGTCCCATCTGAGCCTCAGCAATCTGCGAAGGATTGTACCCACGAATATCTGTTAGGTGACGCTCTACTATCTCAGGAGGAGCATTGAAATACTCTGAAACCTCTGGAGTACTCATGACGCCAGTTCTAACTAGCTTTTCTACTGCATCAACCTGCTGCTCAGTTAGATTGCCACCAGTGAATGCGTTAGGAGGGATATCTGTAAGACTCTGTACTACAAGTGCTTTAGGCACATTGAAATACTGAGACACATCGCTGACATCAACCTGCCCAGAGTTAAGCAAGTCTTTTACCTTATCAACCGTCTCCACTGTATAAGGCGATTGGGTAGACAGTCCTTGAAGGTTTGATATTGCCATTACGGTGTCTCCCCGCCCATGCGGCTTATTGCGTTGCGTACTTGCTCAGAAGTAAATACTGCCTGTGGCGCTTGTGCTGTTTGCGCTGCTTGTCCGGTAGTAGCTCTGCCTTCAGCTTTGCCGTAGTTGTCATAGTGCCACTTGGCGTAGCCTTCTGCTGTACGGAACTGAGGGTCGCCGCCTGCAAGCAATGCAGCTTTGTTGGCTTCGTAATCAGCTTTAATGTCTGGATTAGCAGCAAGGTAATTCTGAGCATCAAACGCAGACCAGTCTGTTTGGCTGCTCTTGGAATACTCTGGTGTTTGAATCTGAGTGAAATCTAATCCTTGAGGGCTGGTTAAGCCTGTAAGCGCTGAATAATCTACTGGAACGCTCTGTGCTTGCAATGCGCCGTAGTTAATAGAGTCGCCTAAGATAGCGTTTCGCTGCCCCATCAGACCTGCCAGCAAGGCTTGCTGAGCCATGTAGTCACCAGTTTGCATAGACTGCATCATAGGCTGGAAGGTTGACCCTGTGAGGCCAAGATTTTGATTTAACGCTTGTTGGCGAATGTTCTGCGCGTTCTGGTAGCTTGGAGTCAGGCTTTCAATCGCTCGTTGCCCATAGTCTTGAATCAGACCCATGTTAGCAACGCGCTGCTGCTCCATCTGCTCCGTGGCTTTCTCTTGCGCACGATTTCCCATGACAGACCCAGCAAGACTAGCCGCGCCGCCAGCTAATGCCCCTACGCCTTTAGCACCGCCTAACGCTGCTGCCGCTTTGCCTGCCCCTGCCAGTAATGGCGCTAAAAAAGGTATTGGCATATCAATCTCACCTATTTGATTTCGTTAATTTTAACACACTTAGACTGCAATCCAGCCTTTTGACGTATCGCCTGCAATGGATGGTTGCATCTTACGGTATTCTATTGAGCCGCTAGAACCAGTTGAATCAATGTATAAACTGTACTGTCTAGCCTCTACTACACCCTCTGGCGACCCTGTTCCAATAATAGGAATGCTTAAACTCGCGTCCTGCGTAAACTGTCTAAACGGCTGCTCCATTGTCCCATCAGCAGAAACAATGGGCTGTGCAGCGTTAAGCCTTGGGCCTGTCACTTGTCACCACCGATTATGTTAGCTGTAAGTTGGATAATCACAGGCTTTACCGCATCAGTTAAGGTGAATCTAAATACTTCAAATCTAGCCGCCCTGCCGTTACGCCTCCAGATAGCCCTGCGCGTGTATTCACCTATCTTGCCTATTGAGCGAGAGATAGGGCCGCTCCAAGTCTTGCCGTCCTTAGACCGCTCTAAGGTTATCTGTGGGTCAATAACATCCGAGTTACCCACACCAGACTCAACAGTGAGTTCTAGTGATGGGAAGAACACTGACTGCATATTGTTCTGAAAAGGCTGCGTAGCTACCCTTCTAACAATGGTATTGCCGTATTCTGTGTAGACATTAGGGTCTAACTCACCTATGCGACCATCAATGATGTCACCGCATAAAATCTTGTTATATGCCTTAACAATAGAAGCCACTCGTAAAGCCCCTAAAGAGCCTTCTAGGAACGATTTACGCTCATGCCACCTCTGGGATGTAGTGTCGTATACAAGCGTCGTAGAGGGCAGTGAGAAGCCTATAAAGTATGCTCCTTTGCTGGCGTATGCCCATGAGTAGATAGAAGCCACCTGAGAGTCAGTCAGCTTAGACAGCAACGAGTCTATCGCTGTGGTGGATATCTTGACTGTACTGTTGCCGTTCAATGCCCAGATAGCTGGCCCTTCATTCTCTCCACCGCCTACCCACATGAACGTGTCTTGTGCGTTTACAAGAGAGTAAGGAGCATAACAGCCTTTCTGAAGGAATAGACCTGTACGCTGGAAAGGGAAGTCAGCGCCACCGATGTTCTGGAAAGCCTCAAAGGTCTGACCACCAGAGATGAACAGTTGGTTCTTATAAACCACAGGAGCAACAATGTCATCAGGGTCGGACTCGGCTGTACCGAAGTCTAAGGCGTTGTAGCTCAAGCCGTCATTGATGGAGCTTACTATGAACTTCTTAGAATCTGTGGTTACCAAGAAGTAGCCATCTATGAACACTACGAACTGGGGGTTGCCATTCGCAGTGAAGTCCGAATCTGTGATTTGAGCAAAGGTATCAGTAACGTGGTTGTAGATGTAACCATTACCGTTAGGGACTAGCACCATTAACTGTGTGCCGTTATCAGCCATTGACACCCTTGTAGTGCCTGTAACGTCACCCAAAAAGACTAATGTATAAGCGCCGTCTGACTCATCCAGCCTGTAGAGTCTTTCGCCATTCACAAAGTACGGCTTACCAGCCATCTCATGCGAACCACGGTTTACGTTATCCAGTATCCCCGACGTAGCAAGCTGAACCAATCCCTCAGTGCCGAATAGAGTTTCTTGAGACAAACCAGCACCCTGAACAATGTTCGGATACCAGTTCGTACACTCTTGAGCTGCGATAGGTAAAGAGTCTGAGACATAGAAACCATTCGCTATGGGTAACTGGGTTACTGGCATCTAAGATACTCCGAATAACACATCCGTTACGGTAAGGTCATTCGTTCCTGTAGCGTTTGCCACGAACACCTCAAGATAATCAGAGGCGGTCATTGATATGTTATAAAAAATACCAACATTACCAATGTCTCCAGAATCAAAAACGCGATTAATTTTTGCGGCAGATAAAGCAATTCCGTTTTTAGCAATGTAGATAGTTATCTTTTGATTAACGCCAACAACATCAATTGATACGGATGCCGATACAGTAACATTTTCAGTAGTAGCGCCTGTGTATGTCAATCGTCCTGTTGTGTCTGAAGTAAAGTTAGATGTGCCATTAGTAACAAACGTACCAGCAGCTTTTACCGGAACATTAATAGTATTAATAGTCGTCAAAGTTGTATTGTCGTGCATTGATACTTGCGCGTAGATATCGTTAGCGATAGACGTAATTTGAATGCCGCCTTCGTTTATCGCTGCTACGCTAATCCCGCTACCAGCGACAATGCTTGCAATCGTTGGAGATGCTGCGGTTGTGTTTAGCAGGATAGGTAGGCCATCAGCATTAGCCGTAAAGTTGTGAGATAAGATAATGCCATTTTGTGCTGAGACATTTGCCAGTACGCCAGAGCCGTTTTCTATGGTTCTGATCTTATTCACCGAACCATCTACATCAAGCACAGGTGCGCCAGTTACTGCTCCAGACTGAACGATAGAGCCAGTAACACCAAGGTTAGCTACGAAGTTGTCATAGCTGATCTTGTAGTTAGAACCGTTTACTACATAGTCTAAATAGCTGTTAGCCAAGACTGTGTTCTGTTGTACGAACTGACTCTTCTTGCGACCTTGTGCATTACCCGCCATTGGTATTGACCTCCAAACCTATTGCGCCTGTAGTCTCGGCGAGTATCTCTGCTTCTTGATCTGGATAGAAGTGTCCACTCAATCCGTAGGACTCGTTTTCATTACCCGAGCCGATTGGTAACGTAGCAGGCAGTTTACTCGCCCTGATACGCTGACCTATTGTCCTCATAGTCTGCATACCCTGACGCGCTGCCAGAGCTAGACCTTCTGAAACCACGCCTCCATAGTCAGGTGCGACTTCAATCGCCATGTTGGCGATGATGCCTCTTAACGCACCAGTAGGGACTGTGACTTCATCACCGAGGCTATCAACCACGGTATAACCCAGCATAATGCCTTGAGCATCTAACTGAGCCATGTAATTGTTTAGTGCGAAGATATAATCTTGATACTCATCTGGCTCAAGAGGAGCTTCAGATGCCTGTACCAGTATCCTCTGTAGGGATGCCTTTGCAACCTGCGCGACAGTAGCCATTACTCGTAAGTCGCTCCTTTTTTGCGTTTCTTAGCAGTCTTAGCTGCATCTCTAAACGCTTGAGCCGTGGGTGCGCCTGTTTCGTTAGCGCTACGCATTCTACCGCCTGACTTCTTTTTTGCAGCCCTGCGCTTATGGATGTTTTCGTATAAACCAGCCATTATTCGTACCTTGCAGATTTAGCGCCTTTGCACTTCCAGCGCTTGCGACTTAGATTGTTTGGCGTATTTGGATCGTTCTGCTTCTCTTTAGGCAATCTTTTCTTGATGCCTAATGATCTAGCACAGTATGAGTCGCCCTTCTTCGTACCAGCGCGTACTCGTGGCCCACCGTCACTTGCTTTGCCAGATTGTCCGTAAGAAACTTTCTTGCCAGACTTAGTGACTTTGACCTTAGCCTTACCTTTACTTGGTTTTGCCATAAAGAATCAGGGGGCCGAAGCCCCCTTCTCCAATCAGTGCTTATACACCGAAGCCTTTACCCGCAAACAGCGGATTGAAGGTTGCGTATGCAGGGAGTAGGTCGAAACGAATCTTTTGAGTATTCGCGTCACCGTCTGCGTACTTAGATACTCGGATTGACATACCGTCGCTAGTAGTAGCGATAGTGTCAGTAGAGTAGAGCTTAGGCAGCTTAACAGTACCCATACCGAACGCCTGCTTCGTGTAGAAGAGGTTAGGCTGGTACAGAGTTGAAGCAGCACCAAGGATCGTTACAGCAGCAGCCTGTGCAGGAGCAGCGTCTACGTTGTTGTACTGACCGTTAGCTTCGTAGATAGCAGCACCAGAAACAGTGATAGTCGCAGCGTTGCCAGCGATAGTCACATCTTCTAGTACAGTGCCAGTCCAAGGAACAACAGCGCCTGAAGCGTCAAGCATAGGCTGACGAGTAGCTACGTTGAGACGGTTAACGCCTGCGATAGTTACCATGTCACCAGCTTTGATAGTACCAGTACCCAGACCGCTCAAAGAAAGAACCTGAGTCATAGTGTCTTTAGCTGTGACGTAAGTTGCGTCAGGAGCAGTAGCCAATGCGCCAGCACGGTCAGTAGTAGAACCTGAAGTGTAGCTAGGCAGTGCGTTAGAAGTAAGCGCCATCATGCCACCGAAAGACTGGCTGATCTGTGCTTTTTCCCATGCAGTGCGTACAAGGCCGTCAGCCGCATTCAAACCGTTCTGAGCTGAAGACAGCGCAGTAGTAGTGAATGGGTTCATGATATAAAACTTTTCGTCGCTCATAGGAACGCCGATTGAGTCCATCAATGCACCAGCACCTGCAACATCGCCCCAAGCATCTACGGCATTTCCGTGAGTACCATACTTGAGTGAAGCGTTCTTGTTCATGTATGAACCAAGATCAAGCTCAAGGTCAGTCACAATGCGACGGGCCATTGGCTCAAGGATTTGGTCGAGTTGGTCTAGCTCAAGCGCTTCTTCAACATTGCCCCACTCAGTAGCGGCAGTGAAGTAGTCCTGAACTGTACCAGTTGCCTTACCTGCAATGATGTCGCTCTTAGTGCTTGAGCTAATGTCACCGCCAGAAGTACGGATGCTGTTATAGTCGTGTGGACGCTTGAAGTCTACGTTTGAACCCGATGAAGGGTTGAACTTGCCTGACAACAGTTGAGTGTTGACAGTCTTGGTTAGCACTCGTGATGCTTCGAAGGCATCTAGAAAGACACGAGCGACTTTCCGAGTTACGTTACTATTAAGATTGTTAGCCATTTTTAACTATTCCTATTCAAATGTTGCGCCTTGTGGCCCTCTAGGTTTGGGGGCTTTGCCAGCGCCGTGTGGCTGCTCCAATGGATCAGGAGCAGAATTTACCTTGGGTTTAAGAGCAGCAGCTTTCTGCTTGACCGTTGTTGCTACATAAACAGCCGCCTGTGTGGGCGACATCTCACGCAGCTTCTCTAGCTCCAAAAGGTTCTTAGAGAGGTAAGTAGTAATCAATGGCCCTTGATCCTCTTCCAGTATGTACTGAACAAGATCATCATGAATGCCAAACTGCGCTACCGTGTTACCTGCTACCTGTAAATCTTCTGACTTAATCCCCAGACTTGTGGCCTTTTGGGAGTAAGACTGAACCTTCTCGGTCATTACTTCTTGCTGCTTTTGTGCCTGCTGATATTGCAATTGTTCTTGCTGCTGTTTCAGCATTTGCTGTTGCTGGTCGAACGCAATAGCTTGTTTGAGTGCCTCATCCCTTAAATACAATTGCCGTTTGTATTCCTCATCGGATACTGCAAACGGATCAGGTATTGCTGGGACGTTAGGTCGCCTCTGTTCAGGAACTTTAGCCTCTAACTCTTCGAGCCGTTTCTTCAGGGCTTCTGCTTCCCGCTCCTTCTCTCGGAGCTTGAAAACCTTCTTCCCTACAGCCTCATCAAGTATTCGCTGCTGGTCTTCGCTGAACGTGATATGTTTCTCTGGGTTCTCACCCGCCTCCGGTGCTGATTCGGTATCCTGTTCCTCAACAGAATCTTCAGTTTCTTCTACCTCCGTCTCTGTGGTTACGTCTTCCTCAGATTCGTACTCGTAGTTATCCTCTGGTTGCAGCTTGCTCATAATATGCCCTTTATAGGTAAATGCCCTGAATAGGTCAGGTGGCCTGTGGCGATTATAGCATAATGTGGTAATAATCAATACTTAGTAGTAAATTAGGCTAACTAATGGCGAAATACGCCAAGGAGGATGTATGAGTAACTTGTATGATGTGTTTGAGACAGATGACCCAGAGCAGATGCATGACATCCTGTTTGATGTGATAGGTCAGCTAATAGAGGCTGACAGGGCCGGAGATGGCCCTATCATTGAGGAGTTGTGGGATAAGCTAGATGATATGCTGGCGCAGTTGATTATGGCTATTTAGACTATTCCTCGTAACGCACTGGTAGCACCAACGCTAGAGAGTAGGTCTGCGCTGTCAGCCTTGGCTGGGTCGAACTCTGCGTTAGTGGAGCGGATATTTTTGGGGTCAAAGACATTCATTTGAATCACATTGCCTTCAGCGTCAAATTGTCTAATACCCTCATAACCCTGATCTTTCAGATTTTGTATTCGCGCCTCATCAAAAGGCATGATACTGCCGCCTTGTAAGTCTAAGTAATTTAAATTACTTTTAACTCGTAACGGTAAAACATTTGGGCCAGCGTTATTTGTTTGTCTTTTCATAAACTTACGCACTGCGGCATAGCCACTAGCTTTTTCTGGATTGGGCGTGACGTACACACCTCCACCCAAATCGCCAACAGTTGATGGCTGCATCTCCGTGAAATCTGACGAAGTGCCATGATAAAACACGTTATCAGTATCAAACCCAAGGTCTTGCGCCCTCTGCATTCTGGCTTCTGGGTTCATGTCTAAGCCGCGCAATGCAGACCTAGCACCTTTAGCCGCAACATCCCCAACAATAGGAACAGCGCCAAGCATATTGATGCCAGCGCCTACCATATCACCCTGCCCATAAGCTCGTGAGGCGTCCTCTAAGCCAAGAACGTCACCAACCACAGGCAAGAAGTCTGCTGCTGTTTCAACGCCTCCAGCGGCATTGAGAAGCCCCTGACGGTATCCACCCTCAAGACCTGTAGCGTCTACTGCATCACGCATCAGGTTGCTTAGAGCTGACCTGACAGTAGGTCTGGCGTTCTGCATGGTTTGGACGCGAGGAGATAGCTGCGTCCTCCCTTGTAGAGAGTAACGCTTTTGCAGTTCCTGTTGGGCTAACTCAGCGACGGTTGGCAAGGCTGATTAACTCCGCTTCAGTCATCATAGGGATTTGAGCCTTCATCATCTGCTCTTCCATCATGTCAGACATCTTCTTCTGGTTGTCCAGTTGGTCGCCGAAAGACTTGATCTGAGTATGGTCAATGGTAGCGCCAGCTTGCTCGGCTTTGATCTGTGTATTGATACGGTCTGTCTCTGCCTCAAACGCACTGACCTGACCCTTGGCTTGCTCGTTCATCATTGAGCCTTGTACCTTCTGTGCTTCAATGCTGAGCTTCTGGGCATCTAGCTGAATCTTCATCTGCTCGTTCTTCAGCTTCTCCATTTCTATCTGCGACCTGAGCATCTCTGCCTCGGCCTTCATCTGTTCTGCTTGTGCTAGAACCATTGCAGGGTCTGGAGCTTGCTGGCCTTGAGCCGCCATCTGAGCTTGCTGCATCTCCATGACTTCTTCTTCGGTCATCTGAGACTGAGGGATTAGCCCTTGCTGGAGCATCTGTGCGCGTTTACGCTCAGCTATCTGCGAGGCCGCAGGAGTATTCACGCTTTGTAGCATGAGGTCGCCAGCTATCTGCATGATAGAAGGATCAACCTGTGCCAGTGAAACAATGGCCTCAATCGTCTCTTCCTGACGGTTTCTGAAGCTCGGGCCTGCCTTACAGATAACGTCATAAGAACCCACAGACAGGTCGTTGATTACTACAACCTCGCCAGTTTGGTTGTCTATGACCTGTTGGTTCAGGTTAGCCATGTCAAAGGATTCGTCTTCTCTCAGGATACGCACTGTTCTAGCAGTGTCGTAGACCTTGGGGATAGCGTCCTTAATCAATCTGCCTGTAGCGGCAATAGCTATCTCCATTGCTCGGCTGTACTTGAATGTGCCATTGTCGCCCTTGTTCTGGAGCTTCTGAATGGCTACACCAGACTGAGCGTTAGGGTTGTCACCCATGTTCGCAGCAAACATACCCGCAGTAGCGTTAATCATGCTCTGCATAGACTGAGCGATTAGGTTCAGTCCTTGGTTTACCTGTGCGCCACCCTGCTGTTGTGGGATAGACGGAAACTCTGGGTCAGGGTTGAAGAACTGCACCGGATCAGAGTTGGTGTTCAATGTGGCTATCTGGTCTTCATGTCCCGCTGCTTGAGTAGGAGTCATCCAGTACTTAGCCCTTGGAGCTAACGCGCCTTCCTCAATAGACCGAGACATTGCGTAGTTCAATACACGTTGCGGGTCTAGCAGCTTCTCAACCACGCCCCAGTACAGAGTCTTGCCTTCGAATATCTTGAAGTTGCCGTACACAGGGATAACAGGGATTCTATTGAACACAGTCTCTCTGTCGTCTTCTAGCCAATCTTTATTATCGAAGAACCTTGAGCAGACCTTGTGTACCTTGCGAGTCCTCCTACGGACTTCAGTGACACCAATCATCGCTAGGTCGTCTACGATCTTGTCAAAGTCCTCATTGACCTCGTGAGTCTGACCGTTGGACATCATGACCAGTTCGCGTTCTTCTGACTCCACATACAGGAACTCGCCAACAACAATAGCCTCAGCCTTGTCGTAGTACGCATCGCCTTCACGATCATCAGGGACTGACTCACCCGAGCCTTCAGGCCATCTGTGTTCGTACTCATCAATCGCCATAGGATGCAGGACAAACGCATACCGTGAGTCAGACTTATCCTGTAACTCCGCAGCAGGGTCGAACCATACTCGGTCTACTGGGTTGCCTATCTTCTCAATCACTATGTCCTGATCGAATGAATTGTCATCAGCAAACTTCTGACTGACACGCCACGCATCAAAACCACCAGTAACCATGCCTCTGGCTGCTTGCGAGTAGATTTGCCTAGCGTTGGAGATGTTTTCTATGTTGCGGATCAAGCCGTCGTAAGTTGAGGCTATGTCCTTTGTGGCGCTACCACCAGCGGGACTGACTCGTATATCAAAGTCAGCCTGCTCAATCTCTGAAGCAACCTGATCCACGATAGGATTCACGTTATCAAAGGTGTAGCGTGGCTTGTTCTGGTTAGCTTCCCACCAGTAGGGTTCCCACTGACCATCCCTCTTATCAAGGAACAGGTGAGACTCTCGTGACATCTCACGGTTGTCGTGGTCTGCCTCCTGACACGACGAGAGAAGATTCAACACACTCTGGTGGTCATCGTATTTATCTTTGTAAGACAAATCATCCTCGGTCATCTGTGCCGATTCTTCTTGCTCTTCGTATCCGTTTTCGTAGGTAGCCATTAGCCCCAGCCCTTAAAATTGATTTTGACAGCCTGCTTCTGGACTGCCTTTGGTGAAAACATTGACATCATAAGCGCGTCACCCATGTTAGGAGACGGTAGCTCATACGGCTTCTTCGCCATGTCTATCTTCGACATAATCTGGATTTTACCATTGTTTGAGCGTTTTTGCGGTATTCTGCACACTTCACTTCGCAATTGATCTAATACGTCAATTTCAGAGGATAGGGAGATTATATCATCAGGGTTGACGTACTCACCCTTCACTACGGCTCTGTAGGTAGCTTCAAACCTATCCCTTAGCTTCCACCAGTACTGCGCCCTCTTGTTGAAGAACGTGTCCTTGTTGGTCTTGGAGTCTGAACCACTATACGGTACAGTGGCATCATCAGGCGTCTCTGAGCCACGGAACTGGTGCTTCTGCATCTTGGTAGATTCTAGCTCTTGGTCTACCTGACGCTTGAGAGAGATGCCTAATCCGTCACAGTCCCACACAAACCAATCTGCTTGTGCTTGCCTAGCTTTCTGCAAAGCCCAATCCATACCTTCGCCTGAGTCACCTGTTACCTTTTCACACACCTCTAAGACTACCGAACCCTTGCGCAAAGCAAAGCCCTTGCTGTCTCCACCCTCATCAGATGGGTCGTGTGAGGCTATCAACGCACCAGACGGCTCAAAGCCTAGCTTGATGTGTGCATCTATCGCAGCGTCATACCACTCAGTAGGAATGATATTATCTTCAACAGAGTCGTAGTATTCACCTTCCCAGATATGCTGGAACAAAGCAGGAGACATCAAAGCTCGGTCGTGTTCCATCTCTTGCTTAAGGACATCAGGAGCTAAGGGATTGTCAGTGATGTTGATGATAACGATTAGGTGTAAGTCATCCTCGTAGAAGCCATCCCTACGGAGCTGCTTCTCATAAGGCTTGATGAACCGCTGGCTGAAGGCATCCACGCTTGACCTTGGATTGGCGCTGAACCATATCTCCGAGCCTTCCTCACGCAGCGTAGGCGTTAGGGCTTTGAGAGAGTTGAAGGAGATAGTCTGGGCCTCTTCCACCCAGAACCGTTGGAAGCCGTGCATTGACTTCACGCCCTCTGGGTTTCTTGCCAGACCACGGAACTTAAATGCTGGCTCGTCATTCAAGAGTATTTGATTGTTCTGTATCTCATACCCTTGGAGGTTGAGTCGCTCTATCTCTGACTTGAGTAGGGCATGAACTGAGTCGTCTATGGAGTTCTGAAACTCACGGAAGCAGGCAGTCTTAATCCCCTTGGTCTGTGCGTCCATCAGGCACATATCAGCAAAGCTCATAGACTTACCTGAGCCTCGGCCACCTATGGCAATCTTGAAGCGTTTAGGCGTATCTATGAACCGCCTGAGCTTCTTGGGGATTTGCATCTTAGGCATTTATTCGTAGGTCGCTTTCTTACGCTTCGCCCTTGACATAGCAATTGCTATCGCCTGCTTTTGGGGCTTCCCCGCTGCCATCTCTATCTTGATGTTCTCGCTGATGCCCTTCTTGCCCTTCTTCTTGCTTGCTGGCATTTCCAAATATCCTGTCGTAGTTGTCTAAATACTTCTGGACCTTGTACTTGCGCGGCCTAGAACCTTTGCCACCTTCCCACGGGCCTGTACTCATTCCACCACCTCAATCGTCCAATGGTTGTCTATCTCAATGGGGTCGCCGTCTCTACCTGATAACTCAGTACGCTTAGTCTCTGTCCATCCTGCTTGGTGAGACAGATAGAACTTAGCTGCGTTGATGTCACCATCTAAAGCCTTTGCAGCCAATGACTTAGCAACCTTTGTGATGCCAAGAGACTTGCCCTTCCTGTACGCCTCAGAAAGTTCTGTCTGTCTTTCAAAGGCTGCTCGTAAAGTATTGGGAGTACAGCCAAAATAATCAGCTAACTGTTTCTGGCTTAATACGTCAGCCAGCTCAAAGCATTCTTTGATTTCTTGCTCTGTAAAGACTCGTGGCGGTCTGTGAGGAGGGTTACTCACTGGTCTAGCTCCTATAGGGTTTGCCTGATTGTATCATGACTTGTTCTTCTTAGCCGTGTACCGAGCGTACGTCTCTTCGCTTAGGGTTTTTTTGGAGAAGCTCTCGCTAAATGACTGAGGAGGAATAATTTTGATCTTCCCTCCCTTGGCTAAGAACTCTTCTGTTTCCTTCTGGATTCTGGCGCTAATGGATGCCGTATCCTTCATAATGCGATGTCCCTGTTGAATACTATCGGCAGTCTTAGCTTCCTGCGTTGTTCTCTACGCGCTAATGACTGCTTAATTTCCTTGTAGTCATTATAACTTATTGTTTTGCCTTGAGATAGTGTCTCGTGTGCCATCATGAGCATTGTGTCATCCCAATCGGCTTTCTTGTTTAACAGCCAGTGACGGTCGTATTCCGTCTTAAATGGCTTATCAAACAGTACGTCTGGCTTTAATCCTATGGACTGTACTATCTCTGGGCCTTTAGCTCCACAGGCGTGGCAGTACATGAGAATCTTATCATCTGCCTCCTTGATGGACATTGATGGGTTATTGTCCCCATGTACAGGACAGCAGGCTATGTAGTTCTTTCCTTGCTTCCTGACCTTCTCCAAACTACCAAGAATACGTTCTAGCTCTATCATTGGTTATTCTCCTTTTGATGTTGGTGTGGGTGATGAACCCTCTTACTTCGTTGGTTACTGGCTTTGGAGTTCTATCGACTCCCTTGGGCCATACACCAAACTTCTCTTTATACTTGTGACTAGCCCAGCCTTCTGCGTAGTCATGATCCTTAGCGTACTGTACAAACTGCCCCATCCATGCTGACTTGTCCTCTACCTTGAAGTCTTTACCAGCCTTCTTGAGCATTGTGCCGTCATCCTTGAACACAGGGTCTTTAGATGGGATGGTATATCCACAGGCACAAGCACGACCTTGGAAGGCTGCTGAACACACAGGACAGTCTCTGGTTATCTTCTCACGTTCGTCTTTTTTGAGTTGCTTACGCTCATTGAACTTCTGAGTGCCGTCATCTAGCTTAGACGGCACGATGTCTTCTGGAAAGCCGAAAGTCTTTAGATTGGATGCGTGGTCAAGATAGGTGGCTTTCTCCTTGCCCTCAGCGATGCGCCAGATTCTACCTGCCCTCTGTACAAAGGCTATCGGGCTTTTCGTGGGGAAGCAGTCTATCAGTATCTCCACAGAAGGATCGTCATACCCAACCCCGAGGAGACGGCTACAGCACAGGACTTTACACCTTCCAGACCTGTGGTCGTCGTAGATATACTTTCGCTCCTCATCGCCCATATAACCATCTATGTGCAATGCAGGGATGCCAGCAGCGTTGAACCTTTCTACCATTGACTTGGAGTGTGCTACCGATGGGCTGAAGGCTATGGCCTTTCTCTGTAAGTCATTGGAGTGCTTGCGGTAATTCTCCACAATATCCCCGTTGAACGTGTCATCGTCCATCATAGCCTTACCCAGTGCCTCTGGGTCATAGTCTGTGCCACCAGTAGATAGGGCTTTAGTCTTGATACCTTTACGGTCTATGGACTTACCAACGTAATAATCAGTAGGACAGAGCCAGCCTTGATCCAGTAGCTGTCTAGTGGTGGTGGTGACTATTAGATCGTCCCAGTGCAGGCCGAGCGACTTGCTGAATGGTGTGGCGCTAAGTCCTATGAAGGGTACTGCGTCGTAGCGTTTCATGAACCCATCAACCAAGCCTTTGTACATCGTGTGGCACTCATCCACGATAGCTAGACCAAAAGGCAGGTGATTCCTCCGTACAGCCGTCTGGATGGACGCTATCTGGATTAGCTTACTAGGATCGTACCTTGGGTCATCGCCCTGTAAGACGCTGTATGAAGCTCCTAGACGGTCAAACGTATCAGTAGTCTGAGAGACTAATTTGATCCTGTCACAGAAGAACACGGACCTAATCCCCTTCTCTGCTGCGTTCATCATGATATGGGCTGCAATCATTGTCTTGCCCATTGAACAAGGTGCTGCCAGTAGGGGTCGCATATTACCTTTGCGTAGAGACTGCCTCAGAGC